AAGAAAGAGTTAAGCAATTAGAAGAAGCTGTATTATCATTGTCTGCCGACATTCAAGGTATCAATATTGGTATGAAAGATATGCAGCAGATTATTGTTAAGATTGCTACAAACCAAAATCAACTAGCTGAGCGTGTTAGCATGTGGCCTTATATTAAGGTTCCTGCTAAAAAACCTAAGCATAGAGGTTCAGGCTTGTCAGACGAACTTGACTAAATAATAGTAATATTATATAATGACCTTCGATGAGAGTAGTCTTTTTATCATCATACAACTTTTAAAACTTATATACGGAGAATACAAATGGTAACAAGTTTAGCAGAATTACGTAATAACAAATCAGCTTTCGATGCAAAGCTCCTTCAAGAAGTCGAAAAGATTTCAAATCCCGATAGTAGAGAAGATGATCGCTTCTGGCAGCCAGAGGTAGACAAAGCAGGTAACGGCTATGCTGTTATTCGTTTCCTACCACAACCTAGAGGTGAAGAAATGCCTTGGGTTAGAATCTGGAACCATAGCTTCAAGGGACCAACTGGTAAGTGGTATATCGAAAACTCTCTAACAACATTAGGTAAACCTGATCCTGTATCAGAGCTTAATTCAGAATTATGGAATTCTGGTTTAGAGTCTGACAAAGATACAGTTAGAGAACAAAAGCGTCGTTTAGTTTATATCAGTAACATTTTAGTTATTGAAGATCCAGCTCATCCTGAGAACAATGGTCAAATTAAACTATATCGTTATGGTAAGAAAATATTTGATAAGATCAAAGATGTTATGCAACCTGAATTTCCAGGTGAGGTTCCAATGAACCCATTTGACTTTGATAAGGGTGCTAACTTTAAATTGAAAATCCGTAAGGTAGAAGGCTATAGAAACTATGATAAGTCAGAGTTTGATAGTCCTAATCCTCTTACAACAGATGATGCTCAATTAGAAGCTATCTGGTCTAAAGAACATAGCCTCAATCAATTCTTAGACGCTAAACACTTTAAGAGCTATGACGAATTAAAACGTCATCTCGATACTGTTTTAGGTGGTGGTAATAAAGCTCCAGCTAGAGCAGAGAGTGTTAGTATTGCAGATACTCCTAAAGTAGCTGAAGCTCCTCAATCTGAACCTAGTTTAGATGAAGATGATACAGCAAGCTACTTTGCTAACTTAGCAAATGATGAGTAGTATTAGATGGTAAAAAGAAAGGGAGCTTAGTGCTCCCTTTTTTATTAGTAGAAACTTTCTCGTTTCATGTATTGTGATAAAGCACTTTCGGTTGGCCGTGTATCGCCTCTTGGTGCAATGAGTGTATTTTGTTGTTGCATTGATGGTTCCACCGTTGGTGGTGTTACAACAATGTTTGGTGCCATGATTGGTTTATTAAGATCTTCGTTCATTTGTGATTCTGTTTGTATATCTTCTGCTTGAGTATTTTGTAAAGCTGGAGTTGTGACTACATCGTAAGCACCCTTACCAATAGCTTCACCACCTAACGCTCCAACAGTTTTAGCAATAATGCCACCTGGCAACATTCCACCTAAAAAGGTTCCTCCTGCGCCAGACAATGCTCTACCAATGTCACCCGATTGTTTGTATTCTTGGTATCCTGTGTATCCTGAATATGCTAAGTTGGCAGCCATACCTAATGGAGTCTTAGTAGCAATACTTCTTCCAATATCAAATATACCTTTTCCTATCTTGCCAGCACCCGTAGTACCAAGTTTAGCTCCCATTCTTTGGAAGATACTCTTTGTTGCAGCAGGAGCTATTTTACTGCCTAATGCAGTAGCAGCTTTAGCACCACCAGGAAGTAATCTTTTTAGAGCTGTAAGACCTAAACCACCAGCTATGATTGCTGGGAGTGATTCTAACAAACCACTTAAAAGACCTCCACCTTGATTTTGTTGTTGCATTTGGTCTTCAACATCTTCATTAGATCTTAAAAGACCAGCATCTTCGTAAAGTGAATAGTTAGCAGGAGTTACTGGTAATGGTGCTCCAGGAGCAGGTCCTGCTAAGCCACCTTTAAATATATTTTGTACGTTACTAAAGTATTTTGTCTGTTCTTTTGCTTTAACTTCTTTTTGAGCTGGTATTAGTTTCTGTATATTTTGTCTTGCTTTTGTTTCTGGAGTCTTTTCTAGTTTCTTAGATAGTTTATCAAGAGCTTGTCTTAATGCTTTTGAGTCTTGTTTGTTTGCATCTTTAAGTTTTTGTATTGTTGATTCTAATTCTTTGAATAGATCGTTTTGTTCTTCTGTAGCATCTAAAAGTAATTGTTCACGTTTTTCTGTTTGTTTAATAAATTCTTCAAATACTTTTTTATTCATAGAAGCTGACCCTACATTAGGATCAGCTCTAAATTGTGTTTCAAATGTTGAGGTCATAGCCTGAAGTCTAGCTGCCTTTTGTTGATTGGCAGCTTCCTTCATAGTTTCTACTTCCTGTAAGGTATATGTCTTACGAGGACCGCTTGCTAGACCTTTTAATGGATTAGCCATTATTCAGCGTATCTAGCGTTAGGTGTTGGCTCATCTTCTTCTTCTGGTTCCGCTTTAGCAGCAGGAGCAGGAGCAGGAGCTGATCTACGTGGCGGCACAGGCATCATTGGCTGTGCCGCATCAGCCTTTTTTCCTGATGAATATGCATTAGCACCAAAGAAAGCTGCAACCAAAGCTGCGATTGATACGAAGTAAGTTGGAGCAATGTTACCAATAATTGTAGCTGCATCATCTACATCTACCCATGATGCAAAAAGAATTGTGACTGGATATAGCAACATTCCAAATAAAGCAAACCATGTCATCTTACGCATTGCATCTCGTTGAGCATCTTGATCTTCAAGCTCTTTACGTTTGAATTCCAAATACATAGCAAGTTCTTGGCTACTTACATAACCGTCGCCATTAGTATCTGCCTCTTGTAAATGTTGGTAAGCGTTATCACTTACACCCCTTTTGATATCTGCCATTTTTACATTCCTTGTTTCTGTTGTTGTAATTTAGTGTTTTGCTCTTTTAAATGATTAATCAACAACATAATGTAAATTTCCCTTTCCCACGGTATCATGTTTTCAAGCTCTCCTAAACTATATTTGTGAAACTGCATCAGATTAAAGTTAGTCTGATAATAGTTTAAGAGACCTTCATGAGAAAGGACTAGACGAAAAAACTCTGCAGTCCCTCCAGGACTGCTTTATTCTCCGTCTCACACTTCACACATTTAAAATCTAGTTCGTGTCTTAAGATTGGTAACGTCTCAAAGAACACATTAATCTTTTCTAAGTGTTGTGGACTTAATTCTTCCACAAACTCAACCATCTCTTCTGTTGAGTAATCTTTAGCATCATACATCTCGTCACCCTTCCATATTGTTTTTATGGATTTAGCAACAAGTTTTAAGATGTTATCTGCTGTAAGATCTTCTCTTAAGTTTGCAAGCTCCAGGATATCTGGATCTTTCATTGTAATTAATAAGTTATTACCAAGATCAACCTCTGGCCTATGATCTAATGGTTTTTGAACCTTCACAGTTGTGATATCAACCTTTGCATCTTGTTTGTGTTCACAATTATTACAAGTCAGTACTATATCTATGTTTTCACCAACTGATTTTGCTCTAATCTGTAAGAATAGATATTCAATATCATAACTCGGTGAAGTCTTACTTGACACCTTATGATACGTACACTCTTCTACTAATTCATTGACAGCATTGACTTGTTGTTCTAAGTCACCATTCAATGCAATCAATAACTTCTTCTGTTCTTTAACTAAGAAAGGTCTGTATTCAACCTTCTCATTTGTACTAGGTAGCTCTGTTGTATAAACTGGCACCTCAAGTTTTGGTAAAGACATACTATAAAACTCCTATCATCTATTTAAATATAAAAAAATTATCAGTAACTGCACCCGTATATCTTGTAGATCCTGGATCTAAAAGTTGTTGAGCCTGTTGTTGTGGTGTTGTTTGGAAAGGCTCATTGCTATTATTAAAGAAATTAAAGTAATCAAAAATTGATTTTGTCTTTTCAGGACCTGGATCAGGACCAATTTCATTTGGTTTCCAACGTCTGTAACTAAACGTCACGTTAAGTTTGTGGACTGAATTTGCTAAATTGTTATCTAAGATAAGTGGGTTCACAGATACAGGGAACAATTCATAGCAAGTAACGCTATATGTCACACGATCAGACTCATCTAGCTGATTGATAACCATGGTTGTAACATAGTTATCTCTATATTTTGTTGTGTGCCATGCTTGATTACTTGGAGTTCTATTAACAACTCCATCCACCCATTGATCAAAATATGTTTTGACCTTCATTTCTCGATCAACAATAAAATTGATACCCATATTATCGCCACCGTAATCAACTCCAACTGGGAAGAATTCTGGAGGACCAAAGAGTTGTTGGCGACTTGTTAGTATTCTTGTTTGTGGTAGGAATGCGTTATCAGCAAACATACCTACTTCACGACCAAAGTTGTTATTAAGTAAACAAATAGGGTTGTCAATAATAACTTCAAACCTGTTAGGCTTTGATAGTCCCTTTGATCTTACACTGGCTAAGAAGTTGGTGACGGTATTCTGAGCTCGTCCTGGAGTCGTACGATCCTTTCTAACGTCTATTTCAGGTGTTATGATCTTATCT